TATTGTTGTAGATTCTGTATTCAAGTTCAAGTAAAACATCATCTCTAAAATCACCATAGGCCACAGTGATGCTACCATCGTGCCCTTGTATGACTTCTTGCGACTCAGCATAAGTGTCGTCTAAGAATTTTTTGGGTAGGTATTTTTTATATAATCCCAACTTGGTAGGAGTCGGTGGAATAAAATTCACAGCCGTGGACACATACTCTCTAATTTGAATTTTATCGTTTTCGGAAAGCTCAATTTTTAACTTTACAAAACCAAAAGTTGAATTAAACTCATAGTCTTTGTTGTGTAAAAGCTGTTGATTGTTGTAGTACACATAAACTGCTTGCGAACTAAGGGTAGCAAGATCAAATTTTTCAGACAGTGCAAATGTTTTAATTCCTGTGTCTTCTACTATATAATCTATTGTAGAATATGCACCGCTGCCAATCATGTCTGATCCAGCAAAAGGTCTAGTAGCGTTTTGTGATCTACTGATTTCTTCTAGTATAGAATCTACAAAATCTTTTGGAGTCTGATCATAGTACAGTTCATTGGCCAGCGTGATAAAACTGTTTTTAAAATCTGTATAGGCTTTTTTGGCATACTGTATAGACTTGATGATATTGATTTCTTTGTCGCACAACAATGCAATTGACAGTGGGGCGGGACTAGAGTGTTTTAGGAATCGTCTAGTAAGATTTTGAAATCCACTGATATCACGTAGATTATTACTGCCAGGATATTGTCCAACAAAATTATCTAACATTTCTAGTCCGCTAGAAATATGGTCAGATGCTTGTCCCAGTGTAAATGTTTTTATTCTTTCATTTAAAGGATTTTTTTCCAGGCCCATTGGTATTTCATAATATCCAAGATCAGGCACAGTGTCTGCAAATATTTTAATTGTGATAACATCACCAACAGCAAAATTGTTTGTAAAAGTAAATGTGTTGATGTTTCTTGTATAGGTGTCACGTAGTTGTACACCGTTGAGATAAAATAAAATCTTTGCTATCTTATCATCTGTAAGTGTGGTCCAATTGACCACTGCCGTAACAATTTCATTGGTACTAGAATTTACAGTAATTGTATCTATTATAGGTTGCACAACATCAGGATTTAGTTTTAACCAACCATTGTCATACTGTTCATCTGTGTTAAATTTGTAGAATCCCGTGGCTAGGTTTGTGTAATAAAGTTTCTTATCAATAGTGTAGTTAAAAACATCGTTGTCTAGATTCCAGGCAAACTGTATATCCCCAACATTGTCTATATTAAGATAACTGACAGCAAAGCCTAGTTCTTTGTCAACACCGCCTATACCTTGTTTGTAGCTGATGATTGGACTGCCAACAAACGAACTCACTGGGTATGAGTCAGCATCACCAAAGCTCACGGCATTGGCATCAAACATATCAAATAACGGGGCTTGATTGGTGCCTGTTTTTGTTTGACTCTTGGTCCAGTCAACGCCGTTGAAGTGATACATGAATCCACGATTTGCAAGGCCCCGTCTGATTAATACACATTCTCCCACTGTGGGATCTAGTTCTGTATTTCTTATCAAACTGATTTGTCTTGAATTGACATGTCTAATAAATTTCACTGTATATATTTGATTATTTGCCAACGTGTCAGTGTCGTTGGTTATCAAAATTCTAGCACCATCAAAAAGACTTTCACCATCGATGATATATCCGCTGCTGCCTTCTATAACTGAAAACACATCTGTGGTGAAATCGTCTACGTAATCCACTGCGGGCATTGCTAGTGATCCGTGATTGTACAATTTTAAATTTGATTTAAATTCTATAATTGGACGTTTTGCTCTAGCAGTTTCATCTGCCTCAAAACTGGATTGATTTAGACCATGAGCATAATCTAACACTGCTCTATGGTACCATCTATTGTATCTTGACCATGGATTAGAATCTACGCTAGCTCTGTTAATTGTGATATAATCTTTGTTGCCTGGAAATGCATCAGCGTCGTCGAACGGTTGAGTATCAAACCCGCCATTGTCGAATAATATTTCTGGGGAAGAATTTGCAAATGTAGCAGACACAACTAGGTCAGCAACATTGGTCAAGGAAATCTTTTCTCCTACACCTTCTACTATCCATTTGTTGTTCATAGATTGATTACTGTATTTTGCTGGTGATACTGTGCCAGTGAAATACACTATCATGCCATTACTGAAAGAGATGCCATTGCTGCTGGTATATGTGGTTTTGCCTAGAATTTCTTTTTCAATATCAATTTTAGTGTTGCTTTCAATGTTGGCAATGATGAATCGACCAAATCTATTTGGATCTGTGAAACTTTGATAGAACAGCACGTCAGGAGCATCTAAGGGCACAACAAAAGTTATGGTGCCATTTTCAGTTCCGTTGTTAGTCAGTCCTTTGGTGTAATCAAACGAGGTAGTCTCGTTAGCTGCATCAACAAACTCCCAATCGTCACTGTTTTCGTCTATAGTACTACCGTCTACAGGATTGATATTTTTTTTAGCCTTCCATATTTTACCATCAAACACTGTGAGCTGCCCTTGAACATAGGGAAACACAGGATTGTACTGTAACGTACCTGTGTCAACGTTGGTTCTGATAATAAACGGATTGCCCGGTGTTGCAACTTGGAATTTGTAGGTCTGTCCTCTGTACAGAGTGATTGCAGGATTATTGGTTAACCCATCTGGTGTGAATATAAAAACACTGCCCACACCAGGTCGAACACGATAGGTGCTGGTAATGTTCTGCGCCTGCCCAAGAATTTTAATCGGAGGCGGTCCTGCAGGCACCCAATAGTATTCACGATAATTGACCAACTTGTCCCATTCTATAGGGGGATTCCAAGTATAGTGATCCTGTGATACTATTAGATCGTCTCTTTCTTCGTTGTTATTGAAAAACTTTATTTGATTTTTAAAATCTATATAGTCCCAGAAGTCAGTGACCTTTTGATCTTTTTCAACCACAACTGCTGGTTCCAACTGATATCTGCTTCTTAGTGTTTCGTCACTGTCAAGGTATACGTCCTTAGTATTAAATGTTTTGCCGTATCTTCTACCTATATATCCAACTTTCTTTTCAAGTACACCAGGTTGAGTTAGAGTATCTAGTGTTGCTGCTAGAAATTTTTGGTTTGCTTCCGTTTGAAAAATTTGTGGAAGCAGTTCAGAAGTTTTTCTAATAGGTAGTCCACTGTTGGGAAATATTTTATCTGCCATTTTTTATGCTCTTATTTTAATAACTATATCCGCTGCCACCTGATGAGCTGCCACCTGATGAGCTGCCACCTGATGAGCTGCTACTGCCAGATGAGCTGCTACTGCCAGATGAGCTGCTGTTACCTGATGAGCTGCTGCTACCTGATGAAGTACTGGTTGACAAACTAGTAGTAAAAGTTGTAGAATTATTAATGACACTATCTACAGAGATTCTAAGTTCAGAAGCAGAAATTGCTGTTACAATTTCTATATCATCTACTGTAGCACCGCTCACAAAAATTTCATCAACTCTGCTTTGTATTTCAAACAGACTGCCAAATGCCTGTGTAATTTGTCTTGGCAGAATTATCATGTTGCTGATGTCAGGAGCTGCCGTGTTAATCACATATGTGATCAATTCACTAACGTAAAATCTATCACCAAAATCCCAATTATTGATATCAAAGAATTCATTAATTGCATTGACTATTTTAACTTTTAAATCGCTGTCATTAATTAATTTGTTTACATTTTTTACTATTTTGAATTTTGCTTGAAATTGCACGTCGGCAGTTGGTCCAAACAATACCTTGTAGGCCACGGGATGATATATTATTTCGTCTGATATAGATTTAATCAAATCTAAATTTGACCCAAATGCGATTCGTAGACTGTCACTGTTTGGTTCATCTGGTTTTATAGCAGCACCGGCTAGATAATTCCTAAATGCAGTGTTATAACTTCGTGTCAAAAGATATACATCAACAATGTTACTAGAACTGGGATCAATTCTACGATCAACATTGGCATTGTGAATGTACTGGAATTTAAGTCCTGCTCTACCGTAATTTGCAGTATATGAGCTGTCCAACACCAAAGTATTAGTAGTTCGATCAACTCGCTTAATTACGTTTTCATTGCTGTCATAGAAGTAGATCAGTTGACCTTCGAAATAGTCATTGACATTAACTAAACTTTCTTTCTGTACAATAACAATGGCATTATCAGTATTATCCACATATTGTTTGATTTTATTGCCTGCTATATCTACAGATTCTTGGAAGAATAAAAATTTCAAATCAAAGTCTAGTCCCGCTACCTGTTCAAATGCTTCGGGATTATCAATGACTCCGTCACTGTCAGAATCGTAGAATTCAATTTTTATTTCTTCTGTGCTTTGATATCCGTCGTCAAAAGTAATAGCATCACTGATAGCAAAACTTATATCTTGTTTTAACGGGTTTAAAAGATTACTATCAGAGTTAATACCTAAAATTTTAATTTGATCTTTGACTACATCACCGGTTTTACCGTTATAGGTTTTTTGTGAGCTATCATAGTAAAATCTGTTTTCTTCTATGCTGCCGAACACATATTCTAAACCACGTATTCTAACAAAGTATTCATCTGCCTGTTTGACAAATGCAATAATCCATGACGAATCCAAATTTTGACTGGTTGTGTCGCCGCTTTTACCAAGACTGAAATCATTAAGAAGATTTAAATCAGCAGTAGCTACTAATTTCCAAGCTGCGTCAATTACTGAAAAACGTAGACCAAAATTAAGATTGGCCAGCATGAGATTAATCATCTCGTTTTCTATTCCGCTAGGAAGATTATTAACAAACTTAGCCACTATCCTAGTAGCAATAGCTTCTGATGGTATGATGTCACTGAACTGCACTGCCCCTAATCCAGACGCTAGAATTCCCACTCCGGCATTGGTACCATCACCTGTGATTTTTATAACTTTGGTCCATAGTCGATCTTTCTGTTCAGGATCGGTAGCATCGGTAGTAACTAATTTGCCACGTCTAAAAGACTGGCCAGTTGGTGCTGTGAATTTAATTAGTGTACCCGGGGTGATGTATTGCAATGTGCTGGTGGTATATGACCCAACTTTTAAAATTGTACTATCAATGAAATTATAAAAATATCCGGTAGAATTATTCACGTCTGTGGTTATCTGTTTCCAACGATAGTTTGTGTCACTAAACAAGATCTTGTCAAATTTAGTCAGATAAAAATTGTAGGTATCTGCAGAAGTGAAAATAGGTTCAATGCTGTTGCGTATAAAATTAATAATATCAATTCTATTTGTAAATTTAAATGCCAATGATTTCTCAATGTTTTGTTTATAAATGAGTCCATCGGCAGCAAATACATTTATACTAGAATACTTCCCGCTGGCATCAATCAAATCATAGTTTCTACTAATTCCACTTGATACTCTATTAATTGCTTTTACTTTGAGAATATTCTGTGAAGTAGATAGTGGAGCAAGATTATAGTCTTCTCCTGTTATCATCCTATTTTGTGTGTAGTATTGAGCAGGGGCATTTGTTCTAATTGAAGCTACAGACTCACTTGGAGAAGATGAACTTACAGTAGACTTGAGACTCATGGTCAATGTCAGTGTATGGCGGACTCCTGATTTGCTAACATAGGGCACAGCAATACTGATACCGCGCATTTCGTTTGGTGCTATTTGATAGCTAAGACCATTGCTGGTTCTATAATAGGTTCGAAACGGTCCTTGAGGCAAATTACCATATACTCCGTCTGAAAACGCTAGATCAATTCTATCGTTTTCTTTTGTGATCACTGAATATATATTTCTAATATTGCTATTAATACTGTTGTATGATATGTTATTGCCTATGAGAGTAGATACCTTGGTCCATTCGTTTAATTGTACACCTGCTGAATCCAATGCAAATAACCATACATCGTTGTTATTGATGTTGTTGCTGTCCACAGCAATTAATTCGTTTGTGGCTGGGATGTCGATTGAAAAATCTGCCAACTGCAAACTGCCTTGTTTGAACATTAGGTAAAATCCAGTGTTGACACTGGTTCCACCTTTGCCATCATTTCTATACACAAATCCCAATTGATTGCCAGGAACTGGGGATTCTTCGTAGATTTCTTCTTTGCCTTTGAAACTGGTACTAACTAGTTCAAATGTCATTTGACGGCCTGCTACTACTTTACTGTAAGTGAAAATAGGCACATCGCTCGACGATGTTCTAAATCGATATTGTTCTGTAGGTATTCCGTCGATTGTGGCGGAACCTTGGCTGCGACCAAATGCTGTGTTATCTGTCATTGCAGCGTTTAACACTGTGACAAATTGTTCTACCCAGTTTTGGTTAGTTGGATCATTCCACACAATTGTTTGTTGCGCTAGATTCTTACCGTTGTTGTCTAACACACTTTCAGTAGTGCTGATGGTGTCAAATTTCAACAGACCAGTCGACGGCAAATTACGCTTGGCATTATAACTCAACATTTTAGACAGTCGTAAAACACTTTCTTTACGTTCTGCTAGTTCTATAAAATTTTCGCGGCTGGCTAGATCTATTCTAAAAGCTAGGCTCTGTCCTAGAAAAGCAATAGCATCGATTAACGCAAGATATTCACTGCTTTCAATGTAATCGTTAAAATCTTCTGGATAGTTTTCTCTGAAATAGGCAATGATGACTCTACGAAGATTTTCAAAATCGTAGCTTTTGAAATCTGCATTTTGAAAAGTCTGGTATATTCTAGTCCAGTCTTCGTTCAATATCAAGTTGTTTTGTCTAGACGTTGTGGTCATTTTGCTATCCTATCATGTATTTAACTAATAAAATTAACTGCTTACTTAATAATATTATTTTGTCGATCAAAATCAAAAGTCATTCGTTCATTGATATTAAATGGAATGTAAGTGATATCTGCTTCTATTCTGATACCCATGTCTGTGCTGTCTATAATTACTCCATTAATTGCAATACGTGGATCATAATTAATGATCTGTTCAACATCTTCTGTAATAAGTTTTTTGACTTCTTCAGTGAATTGTTCGAACAACAGATCCCAGATGACTGTGCCAAAATCAGGATTCATTAATTTCTCACCTTTTCGAATATAAAAATGATTTATGATATCCTGTTTGACCAGATCAATGTCATAGAGTTTGAAGCTAGATTTGGTTTCTTGAGAACTAAAACCCTTGTAGGTAAATGCTGCGGTGCTGTTGGTACCGGTGCTGGCGGTGAACGCAGCCACTGATTTCTTGTTATATATTTTTGCCATTTTATGTATCCCTATCAGTGTTTTTTGGTGTCAGCAGTGTTGGCGCTTGATTCTCATGCAATGCCCACGGTTCGTGCATAGGAATTCTTTTCATAATACTTTCCAATGTTCCGTCGGAGTATCGTTTTTTATTTCCCCAGGTCGAGCTAGAACTAGTTTTAATATTAGCATGTGTTAATAGCAATTCTGCTAACGCAGCATCAGCGGCCTCGGGCGCAGCTGGTCCATTAAGGTTAATGTCACCGCCTGAAATTGTTGTGTTTGCAGCACCAACAGAAAAATCGCCGCCTGCAGTAATTTTTGCTGCGCCGCCACTTTTAACATCAAGTGTTCCGCCGGCTGTGAGGGTATTATTGCCTGTGGTATTTACATCTAGATTTCCAGTAGTGGTTATAAGTCCGTTGGCTCCAACTACTATTTCTAAATTAGTTGCAATGTCTGCATGTAATCTACCTTCTTCTGCTCTTAAATTTATGTTTCTTCCAGCTTCAAAATTAATATCTCTATCAGCACGAAAATTTAAATCATTCTCAGTGTGTATACTAATGCTGTCTTCTGCATAGATATCTATTTTTCCATTACTGGTTAATTCTATCCAAGTGGTACCGCGTGAATTGCCTATGTAAATTAAGTCTTCACTGTTGTGCAAAAGGATTTGGTGACCAGTGCGGGTGCGAACTCTAAAATATTCATTAAAAGGAATGTCTACGTTGCCTTTTTCTTTTTTTGCAATTTCTGCATATTCAACTGGGCCTTCACCTGCAGACTTTTTTCTAACAAAACGATCATCACCGTCATCCATTACTAGTGTAGTACCTCCAAGTCTACTGGCTGGAAGTTGCACAGGACTTTTGCTTTGCGGACTGCCTATGAATTGTTTCTTGGCATTAGCGCCTCTATCAAATGGACCGGGAGTTGAGATACCAAATACTGAATTAGGTATCATGCGTCTACTACTTGATGTGGTTATTCCTCTAACATCATCCTCTAACAGTCCTTGTTCTAAAAATCTGTCAGCTATAGGGTGGATGGCTTTTTTAATTTTTTCAGTGTTTGTACCTTTTTCAAGAGTGTTGGCTCTTCTATTAACTTCTGCCACAGGCA